ATTATGGGCATTCGAGTTGTTACACACTCGGTACTAGGGTACGTCACGTATCAGAGTTACTGGGCTGGAGTCATCTCTCATAGCATGATCAATGTTGCATTACTCTACTACAGTGGATTACCGTCTGGTTCATCTCAGACTAGTGTGGGGGGGGGGATTGTTAAGTTCTCCAACCCATACGTATATCTGCTAGTGGTTTGGGTGGTGGCATACTGGGTCTGCAAGGCTGTAGCTTGGAAACTCAAGGACACCGACATATTCACATTAGTTGACGGTCAGTTCACAAATGGCAATTGTGTTTTGCACAATTTGCCGCGTCCAAACGGCGCCGCTCTGGCAGCTGTGTGTCCTTTTCGGGACATGCACCTGCCTATTCCTGAGTGTCGTCGTGAAGGCATAGTGAAGTGGCAGTTCAATCGATCTGATGAATGTCCTGTTCGACCGGGTGGATTTGTGTATGGCGGTGTGCGAGGCATAAGTGCAGCATACCCGTCCGTTTGCATTCACTCGGCCATCGCTAGTTTAACGTACCGTCAATTAAAACTTCAGAAGCTTGTTGCTTCAACTGCGTTTTTCATCAATTATTTGTCTTCCGATGAAGGCGAAGTGTATAAGAGTCGGCTTCGGCGAGTTGGTAAGGAAGTGCGCATTTTGTCTGACGACGAATATGAAGCGCGCTTGCCTACTACGTTTCTCGCCAAAGAGCATCATGACGCTGTCAATGATGTTGCCACTCGCGACCTGAGATCATTTTCATTTACCTTGCAAGTCAAGTATGAACGGTACATTTACGCAGCAATGCCAAAACATGTAGTCTCAGCACCTCTCAAAATTGTTCGACCACGAGCTATCTCCGCGCCGCCTGCTGCTGCAAAAGCAGTTATCAACCCACACATTTACAGTTTTACCAAAGCTGTTGTGCCGTTGATGGCAGGCGAGGATGGTTTGGGATGGGAGATCATTAAATATGAGGGTGATGGTCGCGAACTTGGTGACATCATGACACGGGCATTCACTGCTGTA